AAGGAACTCAATCCCACTTCAAGAGATCATATAGCATGGATACTACAAACACATTGTGGTTGGACGCCTACATTAATGACCTCGAAGTCAGGAAAGCCGATAATAGACGAAACCGTTCTGAAGGACATTGGGACGGATATTGCTCTTCATTTTCTCAGGCTCCTGGAACTTACGAAGGCTTTAGGGATGATATCAGAAGGCGTGAACGCATGGCAGAAGCTATGTACGAAATCTAGGATACATCACCATTGTTCTGTAGCAACACAAACTTTTAGATGTGCCCATCGAAACCCAAATTTAGCACAAGTACCATCAGATGAAAGATTCAGAAAACTATTCATTGCATCACCTGGCAAGACTATGGTGGGTGCCGACCTTAGCGGTATTGAGCTCAGGATGCTTGCCCACTATCTCGCCAGATATGATAAAGGACGCTATTCCGAAATCCTCCTTACCGGAGATATCCACGCCACAAATGCAGAAGCCATCGGCGTCACAAGACGACAAGTCAAAACAATCAGTTATGCCTTCCTCTACGGGGCTGGGAATCTCAAATTAGGTTATACTTATGACAAACAGCTTTCCGAGAACGAGGCGAGAAAGAAAGGTAAAGAAATTAGGGAAGCTTATGTTGCTGCCATTCCAGGTCTTAAAGAACTGTTGGAAGCAGTACACAAAGCTAGTACGCGGGGTTATGTTCGCGGACTCGACAACCGTCGTATCTTGTGTGACTCGCGGCATAAGTCCCTCAATTACCTCATCCAAGGATCGTCAGCGGTCATCGCGAAGCGGTGGATGGTTTTAGCCGATAAACATTTACCTGAGAATGCTTCTCAATTAGCATTCGTACATGATGAGTTACAGTATGAATGTAAACCGTCAGACGTTGGATATATGAAAGGTTGCTTAGAATCAACCGCTGTCCAAGCAGGTGAATATTATAAACTTAGATGCCCTATAGCAGCAGAAGCAAAATCTGGAGCAACGTGGGCAGATGTACATTAAATATGAAAATTTTATGCGATGCAGATTTCATCGTCTATAAAGCGTGCGCGGCTGCAGAAAGTGAAGTGGACTTTGGCAATGATGTCATTCTTGTCACTTCTAATTTTAGCGATGCATACAACGCCACAAAGAGAGAACTTACCAAACTTGAGAACAAACTTGGGTCATTCTCTTCTCTAATACTGTTTTTTACAGACAGTGTAAATTTTAGAAAAGAAATTTTACCAGCATATAAAGGTCATCGTAATCGTAAGAAGCCATGCGGCTTTAAACGTGTTATCAATGCTCTCAGAAAAGAGTATAAGGTAATATGTAAACCAGGGCTTGAAGCCGACGATGCTATGGGCATTTATGCTACCAAATACCCAGGAAATATTATAGCCTCGCCTGATAAGGATATGAGGCAAATACCAGGACAACTTTACAACTTTGACGAAACTTTCACAATCACTCCTGAAGGCGGAGCTGCTTGGCATCTTATCCAGTCGATTTCTGGAGATCAAACTGATGGATATGGCGGCGTCCCTGGAATCGGAGTCAAAAGAGCGGAGAATTTATTCAAAGAAAAAGGATATACTTGGAAAGCTGTAGTCGAAGCGTATGCTGAGAAAGACCTTTCTGAGGAAGATGCACTAATTAACGCACGTTTAGCAAGGATCTTAACATCAGACGATTATGACTTCAAAAAAAAGCGACCGATACTATGGTCTCCCAGCCCCGATTACAGAGTTAACTATGGAACAAGAGTTCCAGCTGACAAAATTGGAGTTGCGGCTTAAGGAAGGCGAGGTTAAATTTGAAGACCTCGCTACTGTTTTTATAGCACTACAGCATCAAAATTATTTACTATCTAATTCAATAACAAATTTAGTTGAAAAATGGCCAAAGGTCCAACCTACTATCAACGAGGATCTATCGATGTTTGGCATTTTATTAGAGACCAGGAATTAAATTTCCATCTTGGTAACGCTATCAAATATATCTGCCGCGCAGGTTATAAAGATAGTAAAGTACAAGATTTAAAAAAAGCAATCCACTACCTAGAGAATGAACTTGAGCATGAAGAAAACCTTCTTATCAGAACAAGCGAAGGAGTTCAGGAAGAAGTATGAACTTCCTAACAGCGCTGATCGATCCACTAGATCGGTACAACATAAATTAATTGTTGAGGAATTTAAAGAGTTCCTGGAAGCTGAAGGTATGCTATTCATGCATGGTAGAAACCATCAAGAACATGCCTTAAAGGAACTTGCTGATTTAGTCTATGTATGTTATCAGTATGCTGCAAATATGGGCTGGTTTCTAGATGAAGCATTAAATAGAGTCCACCTTAGTAATATGTCCAAACTCGATGAGGACGGTAAACCGATATATCGAGAAGATGGAAAGGTCTTAAAAGGGCCAAATTATAAACCACCTGATCTATCTGATTTAATTTGAAATGACTGCACAACTAATATCTCGCACAGGGCGGGTCCAATCATGGTTGGATAATCCTGAATCAAGACTCCCCGTCAGCTGTACCGTTTTCGTCGTAGAGGATTCTATGGAGGGAGAAAATGGACTCGAAGCTAGCTGGAGATATGTATCCCATGGACTCCGCTTTGGCGCGGGAGTTGCGGTCCATCTATCTAAGCTCCGTCCCAAAGGAGCAGAAAACGGAAAGGGTCTTACGGCTTCTGGCCCAGTATCCTTCGGAAAAATTTACTCAAGCTTAAATGAAACACTCAGAAGAGGAGGTGTCTACAAGAACGGTGCTGTGGTACTTCATCTCGACCTTAATCATACTGACATCTATGAGTTTATTACTACTCCCAGGGAGGAACTCCCATGGGTCAAAAGATGCGTCGATATTGATTCGGGATGGTGGCAAAGCTGTGATAATAAAGTAAAAGATGCCTTATTATATGGTATTAAGTCAGGAGATATCTGGCTAAATAAAGTTAAATACGACAACAATGGAAAAAGAATCTATGGTAACGTCTGTCTTGAAGTTTACCTGCCCTCACGTGGCACATGCTTGTTACAGCATGTCAATCTCGCAGCCTGTAAACTCGGATCCATCCCAGAGGCTTTCTCTGAGGGTATGTCCCAGCTGTGCGAGCTCCATGGTAGGACAGGTGTTGGAGCAACTGGAGAATACTTGCCAGCTGATATCGACCGCCAAGTTGGGCTCGGAGTACTCGGTCTCGCCAACCTCCTCCGTAGACACGGTGTAACATATAGAGAGTTTGGTGATGCTTTAGAAGCAGTTAATAATAAAGAGCAGAAAGAGGTTATACCATTTGATCCTCTTAATCTTGCTAATGCTTTGAAAAAAGGTATAGAACAAGCAGCACAAATAGCAAGAGATAATAATATGGTACGTGCCTTTGCTATAGCACCTACTGCCTCCTGTTCATACAGGAGTGAAGATCTGGATGGCTTTACAGCTACGCCGGAAATAGCACCACCTATAAGCCGGACTGTTGATCGCGATAGCGGTACTTTCGGTGTACAATCTTATAACTATGGTGATGTAGAAATTGCCAGTGAAGTCGGTTGGGATGCTTACAAAAAAGTGGCAGATCAACTGATGATTATGTATGAAAATACGGGACTTCTTCACGGATACTCATTTAACTCTTGGAGTGATGTTGTAGCCTACGATCGTGGATTCGTGGAAGAGTGGCTGCTATCACCGCAGACCTCCCTTTACTATTCCCTGCAAGTAATGGGCGACACTCAAGATAAGACCGATGCGTATGCAGCATTAGATCAAGGCGAAGTCGATGATTACTTACAGGATATTCTCGGAAACGAGCCTGTAACCTGTGACTGTCAAGAATAATGAGAACACATCCTTATGATAAATTATTGGGCCGTAAGCGTAAATGGTCCCCCGTAAAACCCACCGTCGGAGTATTGAAAAATGGAGCAGAGGATACTATTAGGCGTGCGCTCTCAGCACGTCATTTGGAGTTACCTGTGGGTGCCTTTATTACGGAAGGGCTTGAAAAAACTGTTCCCGACAACGCTAGAAAACTACTAGAGGACAATGTTAAAGACGAAGAAAGACATGATCTTGCTCTCGGATACTATGCAGATGCCCTTGGTACAAATGAAAAAGATGAAAATGAAGGTAAGTTACTAAGAGATGCCTGGATTAAACACCCTGATCATACAATTACCAAAGCTTTGGTCGCAGAACGGGCCATCTTCTTCGTTCTACTCCCTATGTTTAGGTTTAATGGGGATGCTGCTTTGCGTACAATATCTGCTGATATTAGCCGAGACGAACAGATCCATGTCGGATCAAATACCCTTGTATGTGCTGAGTTGGGTCTACGTCCTTCTCCTTCTCTGGATAAACTTAGGAAGGCCACCATTAACTGGATTCTTCAACCTTTAGGTATAAATACTACCGATAAATATTTGGACAAAAATTTTTGGCTGGATGCAAGCGATCGCTTAATGTATGAAGGAAAAGCCCCAGAGTTTTCTGAGACACAGCGAGCCCGTATGCCAGCGTTTTTCGAACATGCAAACACCAATTTACCCAAGTACGCTTAACATATATTCTGAGAAGCTTACAAAACTGGTTGAAGATTTAGAAACTAAGTTCCCTTTTCAACCAGTCCATCCTAAAGAGGAACTACCATCAATCATGTATCGCTCTGGTCAACAGAGTGTGGTACAATATATAAAGACACTATTAGATGAAATATAATGTGTTTATTTAGAACAAAAGTAGAGCAACCAAAAGGTCCGCCTCCTATCAAACCTTTGAAGGATGTTACTAGAGATTTACCAGGTGGTAAAGCAACTAGGGATCAAGATGATACTGCAGGGATAGAGTACGGAAGTTCAACTAAGAAAGGATCTCAAGCTCAAGCTCAAGGGGCAGAAGCATTGAGAATACCAGTGAATATGCCAGGACAAGCTGATAAGGGCGGTATAAATGACCCAGGTGGATCATAATGGCTTACGCACGTGAAAGGTATTCAAAACTTTCTGGTAATCGTTCGCAGTTTTTAAACACAGCTGTTGAATGCTCAGAACTTACACTACCTTATTTAGTACAAAGAGATACCAGTAAACCTAGAAATAGTAATCAGAATCTGACACAACCTTGGCAGTCAGTTGGAGCCAAAGCAGTAGTAACCTTAGCAGCTAAGCTAATGTTAGCAATGCTACCTCCACAAACTAGCTTCTTTAAGTTACAAGTCAGAGATGATAAGCTAGGTGAAGAAATGGATCCTGGTCTTAGAAGCGAACTTGATCTCTCTTTCTCCAAGATGGAAAGAATGGTCATGGATTACATCGCAGCTTCTAGTGATAGAGTTGTTGTCCATCAAGCTTTGAAGCATCTTATTGTTTCAGGTAATGCCCTAATTTTTATGGGTAAAGATGGTTTGAAA